CGTTATTTCGCGGCTGACATCCCCGCGGCGGCCTGAGATCATAAACGAGCGAGTCCACAAGTCAGGACGGATAACCATGTTTTCTGTTTCGCGGACCAAGAACGACCGCACCGCGAGGCGCAGCTCCGTATCCTCGATCTTATTGACGCGCACCGCTTTAATTTCAGGATCAACGATCGACTCGCGCAGCCGTCCTAGTTTGCTCCATTGCCGTGAGCTAACTCCATTATTCCTAAGCATGTGCTGGTAGTCAGGATCGAGCTGATTCCAGGGCACATCAAGGTTCTTAACCAAGCCGCGGGATAACATCGTGGAAGCCATGCCGCGCTGCGTCTGCTCAACTAGCTCCATACCAGACATGCGGAGCGTAAATGCCGCCATGTGGCGCGTCGTGTTCTCTACGCCTGTTAAGGCGGTATCAATGTTAAAACGCGCATCGGGGGTGAGCAGGTGAGTTACATGCTCCATGATGCCCAATTCTTCTTTTAGGAACTCCCGCACCCTAGGGTTGAGCATCGCGTTATAGGCGGTGGCGGTCTCACGAAAGGCTTTGCCCCAACCCAACGTCCTTGCCATACGGAAAAAAGGAATCACTGAGTCTTGCGCTACAGCCGCCAAGGCGGCGCTGCCGAGCAGGGAAAATACCGAAAAGTTTTTAGCACTAGCAAACGAGGACGCAGTGCCTGGGTTAAGCACATCCTGCACTAAGTTTGTGGCGGTGTCGAACTTATCTATTACAGACTGCGGTTTGAAGTTAATTTTAGGGTCGAGCGCGTTGATTTCTGCCGCTACTGCCTCAGATACGCGGGTTAGGATGCGCCGGGGGTCTGGTCCAAACAACTGTGCTTGGGCTAAAGAGTTGGAAAGTTGTGAGGTGTAACCCGTCAGGGACTCTATAAAATCAGCTTGCCCAAACCGTTTCATATACTCGACGCGGGCTTCAGGCGTACTTAGGTACACTTCCCGACTCATGGAAAGTATGCGCCCCTCCGGCGGGCTAGGATCGAGAATGCTACGGGTAATATAGTCTATCGACGCCTCTTTGTCCGGGTGCATTTTCTCGTCTAAGTTGTCCCTTAGGAACTGCTTAAACTGTTCATGGTACTTTCTGACGCGGCCTTCCATAACACGGCCAGGTGACCAGTTATCCAGCTCCTGCACATACACACCGTAACGGCGGAGCTGCATGTGGTATTCGCTTAGCATTTCCCGGATAGCTTTCGCGTCCGCTTTAATCCCTGCGTCGGCAATGTTGCCGCCTTCCATTGCTAGACGAAGTAAATCACCTTCCTTGGTTGATCCAAGCCCACGATATACACCAAGATGCTTTTTGGTGTACTTGTCTAAGATTGGGCGTAACTTACCCAGCATTTCTGTGCGGTACGCATCAGCAAGCCCTTTCATGCTGGCTTTGCCCTCGCGAGTCTGGCCATACTTAACGACTCCAAACTCGACTAAATCTTCTACCATTTGCTTGCCAAGCGTCGGGTTCTTCATCGCGATGGGCACGATGTTATCAACGAGTTCCTGGAACCGGGCTTGTGACATTTCCTTGCCGACCGACTTCTCGAAAGTCTTGCGCATAGATTGGTTATGCACTTGCCGCGCTATAATCTTGCGGCGAGCCTCGTCTATTGTTTGGTCTTTGGCAATTTTGCGCATCCGATCCGCAAACCGTTGCAGGTCCGGGTCTTCTAGCAACCCAGCCTCGTTCCAGACATCAATAGCTGCATCAACGCAATCAGCCAAACTCATAGCGGGCAATCCCTTAGTATTTGTTCTTGCCTAGCGTACACTTGTGAGGCGCGATCCGCACCTTCAAACTTTCGTAGCGCAGCGAACGCAGGGTCTCGCTGCATCATTCCTTCTTCCGTCATGCTTCTAGCGCCAGCATAGGCCGTTTCATCATCCGCTACGCCAAACCGGGGCGTGCCACTGATAACATCAGGATCGACTGGGCGTGACGCCGCAACATTATCCACAAGTTCCGCCATAAACTCGGCGGGAATGGGCGCATCCGTTTCGCGGGCCATAATGTCAGCTAGTTCAATAAGCGCCTCTTTGCGCAAAGCCTCGCGCGCTGCTACATCTGGCACTTCTGCCCGCTGCGCGGTGCGTAACATTTGCACGTCATTTTCTACGGCAGCTAAGTTAGCGTCTGCTTCCTCACGCGCAACGCGTGCCGCGTTTAATCGTTCGGTCTGCTGCTGTACGCGCGCGGTATCGCCGGCTTCCTCTAATGCTTTAACCTGCTCCTGGATGCGAGCTTCTTCCCCTCTCGCTTTTGTCGCGGCCCGCTTTGCTGATTTTACCCTAGGGTTGCGGGGGGCAACATCGGCTTCTAAAAGCTCGTCTCGCATACGAGGTTGCGCTGTCGGTTCTGCTTTTGCGCCTTTTCGTTGTGCATCAGACATCCGCCGTTGCGTTTTGTAAGATGCTAACTCGCTGAGCAGCTCTTGGCGCAAAGCATCAGTTTCTAGCGTTTGGGGGGCCGCGTTTACTTCATCAAGTCGGCTAATAACCCGGCTAATTTCCTCGTTTATAGTTAAATACGATTTATCTGCGCTGGCTTGGCGCGCAATATCTATCGGGCTTCGCTGCCGTACTGGCATCATTTCAATTTCGCGTACCCGAGCGAGCGCGTCTTGTGCTTCAGTCGATAACCTAATACCCCGGCGCTCTGACAAACGAGCAAACCCTTCCACTAGGTTATCCATCATGTCAGGCGTGATATTGTTGCGCTGCAACGTATTCCGGATTTTTGCAAACGCTTGGGCGGTTGTGTCTCCCTCGACCAGCTCAAAAGTCTGCCTTACCTCGTTTACAAGGCGATCGGGTACTTCGGTATCAATGGCTTCGTCTGCGCGCGGGGCAGTAGGATTAGTTTTACCCTCACCCCCAATGTTTTTGGTTTGCGATGCGCGAATGCCTTGTATTGCGCCTATGCCTGCACCCAAAACAGATGGCGCAGCGAACGCTACTGTAGCTTCTAGGGCGTCAATCTCGCCGTATGCGGCTTGTTGAGCAACTAAGTTAGTGCCGCCCATTGCAATGCCTGCCGGGACTTCTGCGAGCGCTCTGGACGCAGCGGCGGACGAAGCAGAACCTTGCCTTACAGCGCGTGCGCCTTGTATTCCAGCCCTAGCCCCGGACGCTAGCCTTACAGGAGGTACGGCAAGCCCGACAAGCCCCTCAGGAGAAACCGCCCAGGCGGGTATTGCGCCGACAAGATTACCAAGAGTTGAGCGCCAGTTACGCTCATACTCGATTTCGCGTTGCTCACGGTCATACTTTGCGATCTGGCGTTCAGCAACGTTTCTTGGTACAGCGCCGGGAGGAATTGTCACGCCACGGCCCTCTGCTAACTGAGCAAACTCGTCCGGCGTAATCATTTCTTCCTCGCCTTTGAGCGTGTCTGCTAAGCCAGCCCAGTGATCCCGCACCATCGGCCAATGAACATCCCGAAAACCGCGACCTACAGAATTAAAAAACCCACTGTTACGAGTGCCTGCTTGCCACTCATACGTTGCCCCCGTGTTCACATACATCAAAGCCATTCGGGCTTGGGCTTCGGGCATGTCTGCGCGGCGTCTCATAGTTATTCGCTAAATTCTTCTTGGCGGGTAAAAAGGTCGGTGGTGTACCGCGAGTAACCGCGTATGCCCCTTTCTTGCAAAACTTGCGATGGCTGCATAATTTTAGGTGGTAAGTTTGTTTCATCGACTGCCGCGCCCGTCGCGGCATCTACATAATCAGCGACTTCTTCTGGTAAGGCCATCATCCAATTATCGCCTAGTCGATTTTCCGTATCCTCTACCCAATCGACCCCCATTATCCGAGCGGCAAACACTTTCTCTGGGTCACCTAAGCGATCAGTCGCCGCTTTAATCCAGTTAGCGTAATCACTATAGGTTGTATTAGTGCCGTCAGAATACATCAAGCTAGGGGGTGCAGGCGCACGAACCGAGCGCTTAAATTTACCACCTCCTGCCGGCTGTAACTCTGTCGCGCGATTAGTCGCGGCGTCTATGTGCCCTTCTAGTGCCACAATGTCACTACCGGGCGCTTTATCAGCCAATAGCATTTGGTACATCGAGGATCGTGGCACTTTTGCTCTGTCCGCCACTCTATTTATTTCATCAGCAACCGCTAGCGATTGTTCCCTTTGTCCAATCGTTGCATCAGGCAAAACAGTATTTGCTACAACATCGGCGGCGGCATCCCGTGCTGTTTGCTCCGCTTGGAAATCTTCGATAGCTTGTTGGGCACCTTGGCTAGTGTAATCCGAAATAGTCCAATCTAGTGCGCCGTCGGGCGAAGTAATCAAACGTTCCCCAACATAGACTTGTACCCGGTCGTTGCCGATAGGAGTTAGGTAAACATCCCGCCCGTCTAAACTTTCCGCGCGCAATGTATCTTCGAGCTGCCCTTCAAAGTCCGCTAGTCGCTGTTGGATAATTGACGCCGGCTCTTCCCCGCGTTTAAACATAGACATCGGATAAGGTTTATCTAAAACGTCAATTTGCGGAATTTGGTTTAGTTGCTCAATAAACGAGGCGCGCCCTGTCGCTTCCGCCCCTTGTAAAAGTCTGGCAAACCCTTGCGACATTAGCCCAAACGCCCGCGGGTCGTGCCCGCTGAGCATTTGCAACGTTTCGTTTAAATCCGCTTCGTTTATGCCGGTGCCTCGTAGCAAGTCCGACATTTGCTCAGTATCAGAAAAATCAGTACCCGCTACCGAAGATAAACTCACAATTGTGTCGGCCAGCTCTGGTAGCCCCGAACTTGCGGCATAGGCGGCGGCCGTCGCTGCTGCTTTTTGGTAAGCGGGAAGACCTGAAGCATCCAACGCGGCAACAAAATCGAGCATGTGAGGCACACCATCTTCAGTAGCCGCCATCGCTCGGCCTAAGCTGTCCGGCGTAATTTGTCCGGTTTCCGTGCTAGTCAGCGCTTGTTCGACTTCGATGGCCGCATACCGGGGCAATTCTTCCGGCGATACTTCTAATGCTACTGCGCACGCGCTGCGCCTTAGGCCGTTTTTCGCGCAATAGTTCATTTGCTCCGGCCCAGAAGCCAGCGCCATGCCTTGTCTTTCGCGCTCGGTTTTTTGGAGCGCATCTATCGCCCGAAGCCCTAAATCCGGCGAAACATTCCCTACCCTAACATTTTCTGCTATTTCCTCAGTTTTTGCCCTTATGTCGTCTGGGTTAGCTGAACCGACAACATCAACAAATTGACGGACATCGGATTCGGCTTCAATTCTTGCGTGTTCCCGTGGATTGATATTCTCTAACTCGTCCAAGGCTGGGGTGTTACCATCCCCCTGCCCCATTTCTCCCAACGCGACTTCCACTCGTGCTTGGGCAGCTACTTGTTTATCTCTTTCGCCTTGTGCCTTTTCTACTTGCTGCAACAAACGGTCGCCCGCTTCGGCCGCGGCTACCGGGTCCATAAACGTATTTCCCGCTGCGGAAAACCGGCCGCTCCTCATTCGTTCCGCTAGTCCGCGCAGGGCATCAAAGTTGCCGTTGTCGGTAAACTGACGCACCCGAGCGTCCACATAAGTCCCCATAAGGGCATCATTGGTTTGTACCATTAGCTGGTCTGCGTCTGCGGGCGACATATCTTGTGTGACAATGGCTAAACTTTCTGACGTGGACGCAAAAGCCTCAGCTAGAGTTTCCTCGTTAGGATTTCTAAGCAGGTCTGTCTGCAAGGTAGTAACCAACTTTCTGTGTTCTGTTTGTCGGGCTTCGATTACTTCCAGTGTTTGTTTCTTAAACGCCCTTTCCGCTATAACGCCAGTGCGCTGCGCAATACGAAACTGCGCTTTTTCTCTCGCCGCGGTAAACAACCGAATATCTTGTTCTTCCATGCCTTCGAGGGCACTGTCTAGCCACGCGGTTGCAGCGGTGGCAAAACCATCAGGGTCATCTTGATATTGCAACGAAAGTTCTGACACCACCCCTAGCGAATCATTATCGAACGCTTGTAAGTAAGCGTCGCGCGCTGTTTTTTCAAAAATAACTTTTTGTTGGTTGGTAAAATTTTCTGGCGTATCCGCCCGCCCCGCGCTACCCATTTCTGCTTGACGTTGCAAAGCAAGTTGCTCGGCTTCGTCTGCGCGACGCGCCTGATTCTGCCGGGTTTGTATCTGCACCCAGTTCCCTAGCGCACGCTCAATACCACGAACGTCTAACGGCTGAGGGGTCGCTTGGGCTTCCACTAAAGGCTGTCGGGGGCCAGTGGGGCTAACCTGCGGAATGCCGCTGCGCACTCCGCCAACACCAGGGCGAGTGAACCCTGGGTCCATGCGAGATACTTGGCCACCTTGATATTCACGTTCCGCCATTAGTATTACCTGTTAAGTGTTCTCTAGCATATAGTAGCTGCTGGCTGCATTGGCAGCGGTGCCCATTATATCCACGGTAAACTGACGCTCGGCTTGCCGCGCGGTAGCGGCAGCATTAGAACTTTGTACGTCCGCAGCCTGTCGCGCCCAACCCACCGACTCGAAATGACGATCGTATGAGCGCTGCGCATTCTCGAAACTCAGTCGCGCTTCCTGCATCGCGAGTCCAGTCTCTTGGATGCCGAAGTCAAACTGGCTCATTGCTACCTGTTCCCGGCGTTCGCTAGCGGTCAGCGCCATATTGCGCTCCATATTAGCGAGGCTCTGGTCCCGCCAGAATGCGTTTCTCGACTGCGCCGCGGCTAATCGAGTAGTCCTACCACCAACAATGCCTGATGCGGCGTTAAACGCGCGCTGCGTGCCCATTGCTTTAGCGAGCATATCCCGCCGGGTAGTTTCATCTTCTTTCGCTCGGCGGCGTAACTGGTAACGTTCCAGTGGCCCAACAAACGCAGCTTCCCCAGCCGCCAAACCCATCCGCTGCACATCAATATCTGTCCGACGCAAAGCCAGCGGAATCTGCCGCGCTTGCTGCATAACAGACTGAGCATCAAACATCGCCTGCATCGAGGAAATGTGATAATTCATCTCCGCTTGGCTACGGGCGGCCTCGGCTTGGCGCCGGGCAGCGCGCCGACGCGAACTTGCGCCCATCATGCCAGAAACGACTTGAAATCCAACAATTGCAGCGGTTGTATATGGCATTAGATATTCACCTCACGCGTAACTGAGCGTAATTTAGCACGATATATGCTTGACGACTCAATCCGCGTCTCTGGTCGCTCATGCCACCCCAGTACCCTGCGCTCGTAAGTACCCTCGCGCTTTGCAAACCCGGTAGTTGTGTTAGTGGCCAGCGTACCAAACAACGGCTCGCCATTAACGGACAGCTCGTAGGCTTCGGTAATAGATAGCAGCACCCGGACTAGGCGGTGTTTTCTGTTTAACGACGACCCCACTCGGGGCAGCTCAAACACGGCCGGTAACATATCTAACCGGCTATTAAACGTAATACCTACCTTGACCTCACCGTTAAAGTCAGCGTCCCCAATATCTAGGGTATCTGTCACCTCAAAGAAACCTAAAAATTCACTGCCTGCTAGCACGGCCACCGTGGAGTCCTGGTGGACATCTTCAAGGGCGACTTGCCCGTTAGTCAGCGTGTAATCCAGCGGTAGGTCAAGTAACGAGAAGTCGTCGTTCCCCACGTCTAAAATGCTCATTGCGTAGGTGTCTGTCTTGGGGCATTTAATAATTGCGTACAGATCGTCAGGCGTGGCTCCGACGGCCTCCACTTGGTATCCATCCGCTAAACTTATCCGCGACCAAGCCACCACGTTTTCTTGTTCGTTGAGTACACAGGTCCGTAGCTTCTTCGTGTCGGTCAACAAAAAGATACGCGAGGCACGGTCATTCTGCGTGCCAGGGCGGAACACCACGTCCCGAACACGATCTTGAAGAAGGTGAGGGGCAAGCAAACTTAGGTCATCCCCCACAAAGCCGGAACGTTGGTCATCGAACCGCACAGCCTGCAATCGGGTGCGGCCGCGGTTGACGAACACGGTACTGGCGTTCGAGCTAAACGGCTGCAATGAGGTACCGCCGTTATTGGAAACACGAAAAAACGAAAAATTGGTTGGCGTAATAGGCTGATCCGGCAGCGAGTTAATTGTGTACTCTGCCTGCTCGCCACCAAGGAAAATCTGCTCTGAGCTTTCCACCCACTGGAATGACTCCGCGCCCGAGGTCAGCAGCTCTAACTCAATAGGCGCATCCGCGTGAACACTGCCTGGGCGAATAATAAAAGGTTGGTTCGACGCACTAGCGAATAGACCGACTGGCTGAGTACGGGTTGAGAATAAGAACAGCCGGCCTTTGTAAAACGCACACAAGCGCGGCCAGTCTGTTTCAAACACGTCAGTAACCCTAGATATGCGCTCGCCCGCTAGGGACAAGCCAGTGTACGTCTCGTTTGTTTTTAACGTAGTTTGATCTGTTAAAGTACCGACCGTGAACTCTTGGCCTTTAAAAAAGAACGAATCCCCAACTTCGAGCTGGTCTTGGAATAAAGTATCAAGCCCACTCCATTCATCGCCCCCACTTTCCACCTCTACGGTACCTACCAGTTCTTCAAAAAACGTTACCAGCTCGTAGTCCGCGTCCCCGTTTTCATCCACAAACACGCGGTACGGTGGGAACAACGGCGAGGTGATAAAAACTGCCGGCCCCACTTGGGCAATACAAACATTCCGCGCGATGCCTTTGCGAAAGCCATTCGGCTCATTGCCATCGTGGGAATCCGGCGGTAAAGGTTGGCCGATTAAGGCAGCAAGGTCAGTCGAGTCGTTTGAATAATAAACAAGGTACTTGTCTTCAAATTGCACCGTTAATGAACCGTCTGGCTCCTGCCGGTAACAAGACATCGTGATTGTCTGCCAACCAGGCGTACAAATTCTACGAAACAGAATCAAATAAGTTGTTTCCCGAAACGAAAACGTCCGCAACATAAACTCGCCGCATTCTATTTCGGGAGGTACACCATCCGGCCGCCCCGGAATCAATAAAGGCGGGGTGCCTACAGCGGCAAATTGGGGCCGCCGTTCTAACGAACCGGAAGAATCGGGAAACCAGTTATCCACGCGCTTACTGGCCGTTCGGTAAAAGTCCACGTCTACACGGTCGAATAGCGTCGCATCAACTTCGCCGCGGGTAAAAGACGTAATACTACTGTAGATCGTCATGCGTTAGTCAACGGGTTCGATGTCCGGCGCAGGTAAACACGCATCAGGTCAAACACATAGGGTGGTGTCTGAGAAGAATCAATCGCCCGCGCCGACCGGCGTTGCTCCCCAGCGAGTGCTGCCATTAGGTTAGCGCGCTCTGAATTGTCGGTTAAGGTGATGGCAACCGCCGAAGCAAAGCTCAGCGCGACCATTTTAATAAAATAGCCGGGCCAGTGTGGTTCGCCAACATCGGCCACATACACCAAACGTGCATTTTTGTCGTTGGCGTATAGCTGATCCCCAGCGATTCGGTAATGGTCTAAGCTACGAAGCCCTAACACGCGAATCATGTCATTGGGCAGTTGGTACGCATAGTCAAATTTACTATTGCGAAAATCATCGTTATCAATGACAAGTTGCGGCAGGGAGACCTCCCTGTACGCAAACGACCAAGGATGCTCGGCCAATGCTGCCTCACGGGTAGTTCTATATATCCGATCCGCAGACACCGCCTGCGCACTTTGGTCTGCTAAAGAAGCAAGGGGAGGCACCCCAAGGCGAATTAGCCCTTCGTTTACAACGGATAGCTCGTCGCTCATGGGAGCCTCCCTTTACTGGTTAGGAGCTACGCGGGCGAATCGTAATTAGCCGCGACCGTTACCGCCCCGTCGGAAATAGCAGTAACCCGGTAGGTAACGCCCGTATCCACAACGTAGATCGTGCTACCCACCGTAAGTTCTTCAGCGGCGTCGTTGAAGAACCCACTAGCGGTTACTGTATCGCCCTCGGAGTTAATGTAAACGTACTCCATGAATGGCGTGACGCCATTGTAGCTATGTAGTGCAAGCTCACTTTGAGTAAAAGCCATGATTCACCCCTTAGGTTTTTGCATCGAGGCGAAGCACACCGGCTTCTTCGATGATGGTTGCGCCCATAGACATATAACTGTTGACCAAATAGGACACCTTCTCAGGTACATAGTTGACTTCGGTTACAACGTCGCGGGAAATGCCATGCCCCGCAGATTGCATGTGGTAAAAGTAACCTTTTACCCCGTCTGGCAACCCGGTGTGCATGATCCAGCGGAATCCCATCCACATAGCAGGCTCACGAGCATTCATAAGCAACTGCGTAGTAGTGAAATCCGAGCTGGTGGCTTCTACGATCTGGAGCAGCTCCGCGTGCGTTTCGGGAGAGATAACCGCATACCGATTAGTGTCCAAAGGCACATCCCCGGCGTTAAGCAACTTAGAAAGATTGGCAACTAGCTTGTTGTCCAAAATCCCATCCGTATTGCCTAGCGTGGCGTCGTCCGCATCCAGAGTATTATTAGTGCTGTTTAATGCGCCAATAATAACGTCGTCCGTCTGTCGGCCTAACGCATTACCCGAAGCCCGAGCGTACTCAGAAGCCAACGACCAATTCAGTTTGGCCTGATCCAGCTCGTCGATATACTCAGGTGCGTAGAAATCCGCCATATCCGCAAACGCGCGGGTATGCTCAAGGTCCATCGGTACAACGTCAGCATGGCGAGCCTTGCTGGTTGCTTTGCCTTTACCGAGGATTGGGAAGTAAACACGCTCTGCGTTTACTTGGGTACGGGTACGAACTGTATTCCGAAGCAAGGCACCCTCACGCTGGTACACCTGCTTAACTTCGGCTTCGTACTGCTCAATAAAAGAGACAGGTACTGTGCTTGACATTGTTAAGTCCTCATACAGAAAAATGGATATTTTGTTCCACAACCTGTACTGGGTGAGCCTTTGCAGGGGCCAGGTACGGCGGTTCTCTTGGGGTTCGGGGCCGCGGTGCGGGTAAGCCTACTAACCAACTGTCTAAAAAGTAAACAAATTAAAGGCGCTTGTCAATCAAACGCCTGTTTAAACTGCTCCGTTACATACTTACGGTATTCTTCGTCACCTTTCCAATACCGGTCGTCGTTCATCAGATTTTGCAAATCTGCTTTGCTTGGACGCGAAGCCGGGGCGGGTGTAGCACGGTGCGCTTGTGACTTCTGCTCCATCATTTGCGCGATAGTCGCAACACCCGACGCGGTGCGAGACAGCTCAGTGACTACGGCATCGGGCAAATTCTGATTCGCCCAAGCCTTAACTTTCGCTAGCTGCTGCCCAAACTCAGCGGAATCGGATTTAATGCCCCACTCCGAGCTAAGCCGCTCACGCTCAACCGACACCTTTGCTTCCATCAGCTCCGGCATGATCGTGTTGAACATATGGTCCACGACCTTCTGCGCCTGCTCATTGGTCAGGTTGGCTTCTTTGAAAGTCTCAACATCGGCTTCTGTAAGACCAGCATCAATGCCCTCGGGCAACTTTAGCTCGTATTCTTCCGGTGCCTCGAACTTCTCCCTGATCTTCGTGCCCATTTCATTGTAGGCCGTGACCAAATCTTCAGGAGACTTGAACTTCTCGGGCAACCACTCAGGCCGCGCGTCCGGGTTCGTAGGAGTGTTTACGACATCTTCGCCGCTTGGCTCTGCTGTCGGCTCTGGTGCCGGTTCAACATTGTCGAGCAAGGTTTCCGGCTCGGCGTTGGTCGGGGCTTCGGTTGGGACTTCGGGGGCTGTTTCTTCAGCTTGTGCCGCGTCACTCATTTGATTTCTCCACTAAGTTTCAAAAGTTGCAGGGCAAGCGAACGCTGCCCTTCGTAAAAACTAATATCGTCTCGGTTCATGCCTGGGCGGTAGCTTACTGCGTGCGCCTTGGCCAGTAAAAAATCCCGCAAGGGGCGTTGTGCATTTGTGCTGATACCCTTCTTCGCCGCGGTGCCCAGCGCTCGCATTGTCTCTTCGTTAAGCGTGGCCTCGGGGGCTTGCTCGCGTTTGTCAAAATCAGACCATCCCACCTTGCTCGCCTCCTTCCATCATTTCGCCCTGCGCTTGCGCCTGGGCCTGAGCCGCTTCTTCCATCAACTGTTGAATTTGTTGCTGGGAGCGAAGTACCTCAGGGCTGATATGTTTAATCTCAGCTAGCTGGCCAAGGGCGCGGTGGACATCAATAATCAAGCCCGCTTTCGGGTCTACGTCACCAAAGGCAATGGCCGTCTGCGTAAACTCAAGCAGGTTCTGTTCGTCGATTGCCCACTGTGCCTGCGCAAGCTGGCTAACAAACTCAATCTGCACCACCTGCCCATCAAGCTGAATCTCAGGCGGTACCATTTCCATTTCGGCCATGTACTGATACGCCGCTTGTAAAATAGGCATGAGCATTTCTTGCTGCATCCTAGAAATCGTAGCGCCCATATCCTGCGCGATAATCCGCGTACGCTGCTGCACCTCCGTCGCCGTCATCGGCGTGCGGTCAGTCGGGCCATAATTATCCGCAAGGAATACTTTTTCGATGGCCTGCCGCAGATCGTCCATCTGGAACATCGAGACGTTGAAATCCCCGGTAACGGGTAGTTCTGCAATCGTTGGGTTCTGCCTATCGTTGCTACCGACTGACATAAACGTGCCCGGCTCAAACGTCAGCGTGTAAGGGTTGATTACGCCGTCGTCGACGACCGTGTAAACACCGGCCACGGCTTTAGCTGCGTTTTTCAGCGATAGCTCTTTGATCTTATTAAGCGCCCGAACATCAGACAAGGCGCGTAGCCCAGGCCCACGGCCGTACACACTGCCTGGTACTTTGGCCCAACGGCTAACAAACATATAAGGTGAGAGCTTAGTATCGTCAAACAGTACCGCGTTCTCTTTTTTTAGCACGATGCTGTAGCGCCAAAGCCCCATCGCGTTCTGGTCATTCAGCGCCACCACATCCATATTGGCTTTGCTGGCTTCGCGGTTGTCGTATTTTTCACGAATAGCTTGTGGTACGCGGTCGCCGTAAGCATCGACTAACTGGCGCACACTGAGCTTAAATTTCCGCGCAACGCTAACAATCCGCCCGGAATCGTCTTCCTGAATGGCCAACTCGCCTAGAGGGATATTCTTAAAGCGTAACTTGCGCTCGTCGTAGTCAGGGATTAAGCAAATGCCGCAGGTCCCGCCAACGATACGATCTAAGATGACCGGCTGCATTTCTTGGTAGAAATTACTTACCGACAACATGGAGGTCATCAGCTTCTCGATCTCTTCCAGCGCGCCGCGTATCTGCTCGCGGGAATCCATGTCAGCGTAGCCTTTGTTCACACTGACTCTAAACCACGACTGCCACGGCGGGATAAGCCCCGACATAATTAAGTTGGTCAGCCGCTCGGCAGCGTCAATTGCCGTTGAGTCGAATACCTCGTCCTGAATCTCACCAGGGCTACGTTTCTCGCGGTTATAAATAAGCGCCCGCTCCGGTGCTATGTACTTGTATGCTGTCTCCCACAACGCCTCATATTCTTTGCGTTGGTCGAACAGTGTATCGACTCTATTGACAATATCTTCTGCACTCACTTGCCTTACCCCAATGTGTCGCTCATTTGTGCCCCGCCCATCTGCCGCTGTCCTAGCAGATCAAACAAGGAGGGCTGGTCGGCGATAGCCGCTCGTGTCGTGCGTCGCCGCCGCTGCTCAGCGTCAGCTTCCTCGGTTTGGATTCGGGCAACTTCTTGCGCGGCCAAGTCTCGCTGCACCTGTACCGCCTCGCGTTGCGCTGCGATCTGCCGCTCAACCTGTTGAATGGCTAGGCGTTGCTGCTCTTCAGCTTGTCGCCTTGCCGCGGCGGCTCTGTCAGCCTCACGCTGGCGCACAGCGTCTTGGTAACGCCTGCCTTGGGCAAACCGATCTGGCGGCGCATGTCCAAAATGTGCCCGCGCAAAACCCTGAGGCGATGAAAATACATCCGCGCCAAACTCTCTTCTCCACCAATTCTGATCCCGCTCACTAATCATAGCCCCGCCACTTTCGGCCAACGCTCTAATCTCGGGATTTACTTGCAAATACAAACTCGGGTCAAAACTAGGCATCTGTCGTTACCTCCTTACGGCACCATACGCGCGTTTGTACCACAAATTCAACTGACTGCCCACACGTTCCACGATTTAAGTTTGCGCGGCTTGTTGTTCTGCGTCTGGCCCCAACGGCGGGTAGCACGCCCGGCTAGGCCTGGCCCCTCGTAGGGCAGCATCACATACTGCAACGCATCGTGAACGTGCGACTCGTGGGTTTTAGCCGGCCGATCCACCGGCTCATCGGTCTTAGTAACCGTCTCGTACCGGTACCCGCCCATAAAGCCCTCAAGGAGCGTCACACAGCGCGGATCAACTAACATGCCCGGCTGCCCCTCGATCATGCGGTTTAGCGGCCGTCTGACGCTGCCCTGGCGTGTCTCAGGGTCATTTGTCCCATGCCTCGGCTTAAAGCCCGCTTCCCGTAGCACTTGGAACGGTGTAATAGCATTTACTTGGTTGCGGTGGTTACCCGCCGGGTCACACCACAAATCGTACACAAGGTTGTCGGGAAACTCCTCACGCAGCCACACCTTCATCTTCTGCGCGAATTCCTCAATGCCCATCACCTTGCCTTGCGGGGTCACCAGCTCGCGCAGTATCAGCCACTGTCCGTTAGCATTTTGCTGGGCAACGACCGCAGCGGGGGTTAGCCCAAAGTCCAGCCCGATGGACAGCGGCTTAGAAGGAATGCTGCTTAGGTGCGTATCGGCCTGATGCACTTTGACGTTAAAGCTCGGGTACACCGGCAGACCGTCCCGCCGCGTGCCGTACTCACCATGCACATGCACGTTGAGCCAGTCCTCGTCTTTGCCCGAAGCCAGCAGCAGCTCGTAGTAACCATCCGGCAAGTGTTCTTTGTTCTCGGCTTCCTCGGACATGCCCGACGGCTGGCGAAAAATCTCTTTGACCGGCCGCCCGAACTTCTTAGAAAACTCGGCTAGGTCATCGTCCATTTCGTCGGTCTCAAACAACTTATGCCAAAAGGTGCCCATTGCCGGCGGGTTGGTGTCCATCACCACGCCCGTCCAGGTCGGCGGCGCGTCCCCTTGTTTCGGGTAACGGCCGATACGACCGAGCAAGTTGATAAACACATCCGGGTTGACCTCCCGGTACTCATTGATCCACGCCCCAGTTAGCTCTAAGGACAGCAGGTTGCGCACATCATCGGAGGAATCCAACGGGCGGAACATCCACTCAGAATTAACGGTCGTCCCGTCAGGCAGGCGGAAATTGAGCATAAACGTGTTGGTAGTAGCATACCAGCGCCCGGCCAGATCAGGCGGCAGCCAATCATGCACGGTTTTGATCGTGGTGTCGCGCAGCATTCGCACCGTGTTACGAATAATCGCAAAGCGTGTTTTACGGATTCCCTTGCTGTCGGGTTGCTGCAAACAAGCGCGCCTGACCAGCTCCATCGCGCAGCCCACGGACTTACCCGAGCCAATAGGCCCCATTATGGCGCGTATGACCGCATCGGAGCGCATCAAGTTACCTAGGGAGGTACTGGGTACAAAGTTTACCCCGTTAAATTGCTCCTCGGACATCAGGCGTTGACCTGAATGTTGATTGTGAAGGGCGGGGCGTTCGTGGCCGCACCGTCTGCTTGGTTCGGTTTGTCCAGCTCAGCATAGCGGCACATGCCCTCGATAGCGCGCAGGCGTACCGCAGGGTCTAGCGTTTGATCCATTGCCATGCTTGCCTGCTCTTCAACTAGGGTCGAGGCAAGGCGTTTTACTTTGAGCTTGGCTTGCTTAGCATCTTCGTCAATATGCCGGGCGTATGCGCTAACAGCGCGACGGAAATGGGGTTCTTGGATAATCCGGTCGTACTCTTCCGCAGACAGCGAAAACTTTAACTGCAACTCTTCGGGGCGGTGGTACTGCAATGCGACTTCGTAGGCTAGCTCATGAAGCCAGTCTGTCGGGTTTGCAGGTACCGCTG